TGTGATTATATCATAGACGATATAAAAGGGGAAGTTTATTTTCATAGACCTCCCCATTGTATTATTTAGGTGTATCAGATTTAAACCACTTGTCACTAACATCACCATCATCAGTTTTAACAGTCCAATATTGTGTAGTAAAACCTAATATATCCCTGTCTTTTTTTGCATATCTTTTTTCAACTAATGTAACTTCACCGATATAAGCATCTTCTGCCATCCAATAATGATAAAGTTTAACTTTGTTGCCAACTTTAAAATCTTCATAATTATTTTTTGATGGTTGAAACATTTTGTCTTCATCATCAGTTGCCATTTTGTTAAGTGCATCACTTAATATATTTACTGCTTTAGTCATTTGTATCTCCTAGTTTGTGGGGAGGTTGCCCTCCCCGGTTAAAATTATCTACGAACTATTTCAAATTCTCCACGATTCTTACGAACAACTGCTTGTAATTCTGTCAATTCAAAAACGCTGAAGTATTTTGGAACTTTTTTCTCTTTACCTTCTTTGTCTTTTTTAAGAACAATTGTCATTAATCTTGCAACAGCTTTTGCACCTTTAAGTTCTTTGCCTGATAAATTCCAAGCTTTACGAACTTGGTTAAAAGTTGCAAACTCATCGCCTTCATTAAAACCTGCCTCCATAAGAGTAGCGATGTTGCATCCTGTATATTCAACGTTAGTAATAAAGTTAATCATTTGTATCTCCTAGTTAAGTTAAAAGTGTCACCAAATGTCTCGATGACAAAGTCATTATATCAGATACGATACAGTTTGTGTAATTAAATACAATTATTTTTTAAATAAAGTTTTGAGTAGTTCTTAAAAGAGAGTATGATTTGCAGTTCTTGGTTTAGAAAACAAAAAACCCCAAGAGCTTGATTAAGTTCTCTTGAGGTTCTTCTAAACTGGCAGTTGCCCCTGCTGTTTGAGACGTATTATACCCTCTTATGACATCTTAGCAACTATCAGGATACGACTGTAGATATGTCTAGCCTATACATGCTTCGCTCACTACAGTAAAAAAAGAGATTCAGCTATGTATTCCAAGAAGCTGTTGATTGATGTTAGATAAGAAGCTTTATACTGGTAACCACCTTGAAGCGATAAAAAAATCTAGCGTAGAGTGCAGAAGGCTGAGTACCTATTACAAGGTAGCGATGACTCTAACCTGATTAGTTGTAATGGTTTCAGGCATACGGATAAATACTGCGAAGGACTTATACCGATGACAATCTCTAACTGCTTTCTTAGTGGTTAGGGATTTCTTTGCCCCGAAAGCCTCAGCTCAGGAATTACCCGATAAAAAAAAACAAAAGTTACTTGCTCTTAAAAAGGGATTTATCCCTTAGCTTTACATAGGTAAGTCGCTGAAAGCGAAATTAAATCTAGAAAAAAAGTTAAACAAACCTACACAAAATATCTTAATTGATATAATAGAATCTTTTACAATATATTATTACTATGAAAAAAATATATTACAATTCTATTCCTGCTGAGATTAAAAGATTAGGAATAACACAGGGAGAATGTGCTAATTTTTTAGGGTGTTCATTGAGTGGACTTACACATCGTATTAAAGGAGACAAACCAACACTGCATTGGGCAATCTATGGTCTAGCAAATTATTTAGGAGCAGAGGAAAATCTGCAACGTAATGTCGAATGATGATGCGGTAGAAACAATTTATAAATTATATGGTCTGCTTTCTAAAATAGATGACAGAAAATTAAAAGAAGATATTGAAGACCAGATTATTAATTTATGTGACCAACTTAAATTTAGCATGGTTATGGATAGAGTCAAAGAAAAAAAAGATAATGAAAAATGATGAGCATTTAGTACAAAAAGCTATATGTGAATATTTAGACATTAGACGTGTTTGTTATTTTGCTATTCCTAATGGTGGTAAACGTGGAAAAATTGAGGCTGCAAAGTTTAGAGCTGAAGGTGTTAAAAGTGGTGTGCCAGATTTATTTTTTGTATGGGAAGGCATGAGTTATTTTTTAGAAGTTAAAAGACCAAAGAATGGTTTAATACCAAAAGGTAGAGTGAGTAAAAACCAAACAGAAATGATGAATAAACTATCTGATAATGGTGCTGAGTGTGCTGTTGTATATTGTGTAGCAGATGTAATAGAAAAATTTATAGATTGGGGTATAGGTCATTAAACAGAATGCAATAACTAAATCAGCACGAGGTAAAGCCTGCACGTTTCGTAGTGATGTCTGTGATAGTGGTGTGGGCAACTGCAATGTAGTCTACTGCCACGAGAACTCTGGTGCGATGGGGCAAAAGGCTAAAGATGAACATGGTGATGACTTAGGCTTTTGGGGATGTCATGCATGTCACTTGCTGTACGACACTCTTGACCATCCATACTACAAACCCTATTTTATTAAAGAGATGGCACAGTTTGCTATTACTAGAACAGAACGACAACTTAGAAAGCTAGGTTTAAAATGACTGAGACATTAAATAGAATAATAAAAAGAGACAAACCTAAAGCTGAAATTGTTAAAGGTATGACTACAGCATTCTTTAAGAACTCTAGTGGTGATGAAGCTGTTATATCTATTAAACCTAACAACATGACTAGAACGCAAAAACAAAATGCTATGTATTGGTCAATCATAGAACAAATCAAAACGGAAACAGGTAACACTAAGGATGCTATTCATGTTCATTGTCAGTCAGAATTTTTAGAGACCAGAATTGAAGAAGTTGCCAAGCAACAAAGAGTGGTGCTAAAATCAACAACAAGTCTTAGCACAAAAGAGATGGGTATTTATTTAGATGAAATAATTGCATGGGTAGAAAACGATTTAGGGTTACGTTTAAATTTGCCTGATGATTGGAGAGAATTAATTAGCTAGGACATTTTTTTTTGGTATTGCAAAGTAGTGTTTACAATTATTATTGGAGTGTCCTAACTAATTACCGGAGATAGATATGTTAAAGAAAAGAGGATTGTACGACAACATAAAGGCTAAACAAAAAAGAATTAAAGCTGGAAGTGGTGAGAGAATGAAACCTAAAGGTGCTAAGGGTAGACCAACAGCAATGAATTTTAGACAGGCTGCCAAAACTGCAAAGAATAGGGGAATAGGATGAAAGGTGTTAAACATTATAAGAAAGATGGTACAGCGTTTAATGGTAATAGTCATAAGATGGAAGATGGCACACTGCATTCAGGCAAGACTCATTCTGCTACAAGTGTAAGACTATTTCATTTTGGTAAATTAACTAAGACAGCACAGGCTACTGCTAAAAATTCTTGGGGTAAATAAATGTCTAAGAGTTTTGAACAATGTATGAAAGAGCTGCAAAGTTTAAATTGTTCGCAAGATAACGCTAAATATATTATGTATCTTGCTGATAGAAACGGATGGGATGCTGTTAAAGATAAAGCAGAAGAATTGTTTGGTAATTTACAAGAAGATTATGAGTATTGGCACACTTACGACAGGAGAGGATTCTAATGGCTAGACCAACTAAGTGGAATGAAGAGATAGAAGCTAAAGCTCTTGCTTACATAGATGACTATCAAATGTATGGAGATATGATTCCAAGTATCGAGGGAATGGCAGAACATTTAGGTTTACATAGAGACACTTTATATGATTGGGCAAAGCAAAAAGATAAGGGGTTTTCCTACATATTAGGTAGATGTATGCAAGTTCAAGCTAAAACTCTTGTAAACAATGGACTTAACAACACATTTAACTCAGCTATAACTAAGCTTGTATTAGGTAAGCATGGTTATCACGATAAGATGGAGCAAGACATAACATCTAGTGATGAATCCATGAAGCCGACTGTTATACAATTAGTCAGTAAGAGTGAGTGAAGTAGCAGACATACAATTACCTGATAAGTTAATCCCTGTCTTTCAAGGCACAGCTAGAATTAGAGGAAGCTATGGAGGCAGAGGTAGTTCTAAAACCAGAAGTTTTGCTTTGATGTCAGCAGTGTTTGGTTATCGTTGGGGCATGTCAGGTGTTAGAGGCACAATACTATGTGGTCGTGAGTTTATGAACTCGCTTAATGAATCATCTATGGCAGAAGTAAAGACAGCTATATTGTCAGTGCCATGGTTAGCAGAGTATTATGAAATAGGTGAACGTTATATTCGTAGTAAAGATGGCAACATAACCTACACCTTTGCAGGATTAAGACGTTCATTAGACAGTATTAAATCACAGTCACGTATTCTTATAGCTTGGGTCGATGAAGCTGAGTCAGTAAGTGGTAGAGCATGGGATTTGCTTATGCCAACAGTACGTGAAGAAGATAAGAGTATAGGATTTAACTCAGAGATATGGGTTACATGGAATCCTGAGTCTAAGTATTCAGCGACACATGAAAGATTTAGAGAGAAATTTCCAAGTGACGCTAAGATAGTTGAAATGAATTGGCAAGACAACCCATGGTTTCCTGATGTGTTAGACCAACAAAGAGTAGAAGACAAAGACAAACGTCCAGAGTCATACGAACATATATGGGAAGGTGGTTATCTTGTATTTAGTGAAGGTGCATACTATTCTGCTGAATTACGCAGAGCTAAAGATGAGGATAGAATAGGTAAGGTAA